ACCTGCCTTCTTAGGTTTGATAGCTGTAGCAAGTTGATTATAATTGTATTCTTGACCGGGAGTTTCTAGACCAGCAGTATATCTTAAATGTGAAATAGAATCACTTATATCAAGTTTTCCATCTTTATTAACATCTGCTGCTAAGAACTGAGCACTATCTGTAGCCCAAGGAGTATCTGCAAGTCCTTGCTGCTGATGCATAATATTTTGTGCAAAGTCTTTTCCTGTAAATGCAGGAAGTGCTGGTTGTTGCCACTGCATCGTATCAAACTGACCAAGCATTTGTTGCCTTTGTGCATCATCAATGTGACCACCTTGGAAAGCATAATCCAATCCAGCAGTTGCCTCTGCTCTGGATTGTGGTTGGTATTGAGTCAGTCCATTTAAGGTATTTCCACTACCTATCGGTGGCAATGGCGTTGTAGTGCCTGTTTGTCCAGTTGCTGGAAGTCCTGCCATTATCTTATCTCCTTAATTTATTCATCATAATCCGTAATAACTAACTCCACTATTTGTTATCGGTGTGCTATATGTAAATCCTGTTCCTCCATGACTAGCACCACTATCACCTACGTCACCAGTTTCATATTCATCTTCTTGTGGTGGAGGTGGAGGTGGAGGAGTTACTGTTACCACTGGTGGGGGTGAAGCCACTGGTGGTGTCCAAGGTAAAGTTGTGGTTGATACAGGTGGTGGAGTTGTATTCACTGGTGGAGGAGTTACTGTTACTGCCTGTGCTGCTTGTTTTGCTGCCTCCTGTTCTAGAAGCAACTGATTATAAGCAGCTATTTGTGCATCTAAAGGAATCTCTGGCATTGGTGCATTTTCCCCAATAAGAGTTGTATCAAGTGCTGCTTGACCACCCAGACCAGATATTCCAGTTTTGCCTACATTAACAAGACCACTTGTCACTCCACCTTGATTAAATTGCATAGGAGTAGCACCCAAAACTGATGGTGGAACATCTGGTGTATAACCTTTTGAATCTAGTAAGGGGTTATTGTATGGTTGTGTTGCGTTCATACCAGCAGTTAGTTCCTCTAAAGTGTAATTTTCGTCAGGGTTACCATATCCACCTTGGATACCTTGTGTTAATTTCACTAAATCATCTAAATTTTTGCCCATACCTGCTGCTACTTGATTTGCAAGTGAGTCTTGAACAATTGGGTCTACACCAGCATTTACCTTTAGACTATCTAAATAAGCATCAGGATTACCACCACTAAAAATATCTAACTCATTATCAGGAACAGGATAAGTCATATCACCTACCGTTTGACCAAAAGGACTCACTTGTTGAATTGGTACATCATCTATAGATACTACACCTTTTGTTACTAATTCTGCCATTACTGGATTAGTCTGCTGAAGGGTAATTATTTTGTCAATGGGTGTTTGATATAATTTTTCTTCATTAGGATTTAAATAGGGAGTAGGTGTAGTAGCTATCATATCATTTTTTTTTTTAGTTCTTGGTCATAGAGATATGTCTGTACATCTGATGCTGGTGAATAACCACCTTGAGTATAAGTTCCTAGTCCTGACATATCGCCTTCACCATATTGATTTGAAATTTGGTTTGCTACATAAGCGTCTCTTGCCTCTTGTTCGCCTACCGTTCCTTGGTTCGCTGACATTTCATCCATTATCGCAGTTTGCGTTACTATTCTATTCCAATTATCTTGAGCTTCTTTGTCACCTGTACCAAGTACATTAACAAAAGAGCCATCAGGATTTTTCTCAATAATTTTACTTCTATCTGCGTTTAATTGGTCTAACGCTTCGGCTGTTGTCACATCGCCACCACCTAAATTAAGTGTATCCCCTAACGTTGTTGTGTGTACTGTTGGAGAAGTAGGAATAATACCTCCACCTCCACCACCTCCATTACTCGGAGGTGCATCTCTTTGTGTAGGCACATTAGCTCCATACAACGCTTGATATTGTTCCCATGCTTCTGGTTGATTCGCTTTCGTTTCTGCTAAGGCTTGGTCATAAAGTGGCATAGAACTATATCCCGACCAACCACCTGCAAATTCAGTTGGCTCAGGCATACCACTCAAGGGTGTTAGGTTTAAATAATTATCTCCAAGCAACCCAAATGCTCTCGCTGTATCTATATTAGTTCCCATAGCAGCTTGTTGAGTTGGATTAAATCCTGCTACATCCGGCCCTCTATATGGCATGTAAGGTATTCGTTGTACATCTTCAGCTCTTTGTAAGTTCCTTATTGCCGGCCCTTTAAGCCAATCAGGAAGTTCTGTTGTTTGTGTTTCGCTACCACCCTTACTCATATCAAAGCTCCTTTGTTAATACGGTAAAATTCTGTTTCCATCCTCTCGGTTCAAGTACCTTCTTCCAACCTGCTCTACCAGTTATAGACATCCCCTTGCATCCTTGAGCTTTTCCCCACTCAATAGCATCATCGTGCATATCGGTAATTTGTTTAATTCCATGACCATTTTCCCCACCTGCTAGGAAGACATGTAAAATTTTCTTATTAGGATACACTAAAATCTCTGTTACTGCACACCCTCTTTCACCACTCCACAGTTGCATGTGACCACTCATCACACCATCTACAATGTCAACAAAGTCATGGGTATCTCCACCTTTATCAAGTGCAGACTGTATCCACTTCCTACATTTTAATAATTCATCTTGCATACTCATGGGTCTAATTGTATTTTTATCCAAGCTCCATCTTTTGATACTACTGGACATTCTTCTTCTGCATCCCACATCAAAATACCATCCTCTGCTGCTGAATCTTCAGATGTTTTAAAACGTAGCCTATCCATTGATTTTACTAAGAAAGAGTTCATACTTTCTGCCCAACTCTTCCACTTATCTCCTAAAGGTGGTGGTGGATGTGGTGCACTCATCGTCTACCCCCTGTTCTAGCTTCTATTCTCATAATTCCTGACCTCCAATCGTTATTTTCTGCACCTTGAATCTTCATTCTTAGCTGTCTACCTGAGAATCTAACGTCTGTAGGATTACCTAGAGTGTAAGTACCATGTGTTGTTTCTGTATCATTTGGGTAGAATCTAGTTTTGAACGTCACCTCAACATCTCCTTGTGTCTTTTCATCAGGTATAAGATTGGTTACTCGCATGATTTGGTCACCATTTCCTAGACTAATTGAACCTGATTCTGCAAAAGGTTTGCTTGAACCATTATGGGTGTATCCTGTCTCTTGATTGTATAAATTACCATCATCATCTGCCCATATTGGTCTATCGAACACCCCTTGGTCAACACCTGTTGTCCTCTCCAGAACACCTACACTCCAATGTCCTTCCTTATAATCTAGTGCAACATATCTGTTGTTTTCGAGGTTGTCTGCACTAGGATAGAACCACCATATCTCTCCATGTTGTGAATTATGAACTACAAAGACCTTACTTATTTGGGAAGTGTTGATGTCATCGAAGACATAATCCAAGGCTTCGCAAGGCAATTGTTTAGCTGACGAACCATCGTATGTATAGAATCCTTTCTTGCCCATCCAAAATGCACCTTCGTCAACTGCCACAAGTGCTTTTCTTGATGCCACACCACATGCTGTTCCTACTCTCTCGAATGAATAGACGAATGGTGGAGCGATATAGGTCGCTGTGTGAGCATCGTTATCTGTTAGGATAAGTGTTCTTCCCTTGACTCGTACACCACACATAATCTGTCCAGTTGTCTGTAGCTCCATATCACCTGCTTCGTTGGTCGCTGCTGGTGTCCAAACGGTGTTTGCTTCCTTATCACACCATTGAACCTTTCGTGGATTACCACCTGCTCCGAGAGCGAATACAAATCTTTCTTCTGTCACTAACATAGATACATTCGATACTGGTGCGTTTGTCAATGCTGTAGGAAGAACTGCTGTATCGAGTTGCCACTCGTAAATCTCTCCATCCTTGGACGAACATGCTAGAAGGTTCTCACCCCAAGTGTCTAATGCCCATGATGTCGCTTCTGCGTAAACACCTGAAGTATCAGGTTCTCTGCCATAGTAGGAAGTTCCATAATAACCACCACCATACGCTAGATTTATTAGTGCATCCTCTGAACCTGATGTCAGTCCTGCTGGTGTTATGTCATAAACCGTACTGCCCGGATTGACATAATAGAGTTTATCATACGTTCCACTACATAATTTTTCATCGTTTGAATTGTCCATCCAAGAAACCATACCTCTTGGTGGTGCTGCAAATGCACTAGCTTTTCTTGTTGTCCATCCTCCAACTGGTCTTAATGAGCCATCTTGCCATCTAACAAGACTTGCATCACGCCATCTATTGGAAGACTCGAAATCTGTTCCGTTCCTATGTATTCCCGGTGGTATTTGTAAAGGTATTAATGCCATATCATCCTCACGCTGCTATTTGTGTCCATGTTACTTCATCGTTTGTTATCGGTGTCCATGTTGCTGAAGTTTCTGATATTTCTGACCATGTTACTTCATCAGAGGTAATAGTTATCCATTTTTTTCTACCTATAGCCACAGTTCCTGATGTAGTGCTCACTATACCACTCGTACTTTGCACTCGATTACAGGTCGCTGTAATGGTCGTTTCAGGTTGGGAAGTAGCTGAACCTTGCCAAATTTTCTCTGAGTCTGCAACTAATGATGCAGATGGAGTACACGATGCGATACCACCAAATGTTCCAAATCCTAATACAGTTATACTTGCATTGGCGGTTGGTGTACCTGAACCAAACCTTACTCTGTTACAGATTGCGGCTATGGTTGCTGTTGATGTCATTGGTGCGACACCTGATAAGGTCGCTTGCCCTATCGTAGCAGTTCCTGATGTTACACTTGATAATGCACCTGCAAGTCTCACTCTATTGCACGCAGCTACTAAGGTTGCAGTTGAAGTTATTGTTCCACTACCAATTGCTACAATTACTGCTGCTGAAGTTACCGTGCTTGTTGCACTTGCTGTCATACTACCAAGATGAACTTCTTGACCTATAGTTGTTATAGATGAAGCACCAGCAACTAATGCTCCTGCAATTCGTACTCTAATTGCTGAAGATGTTGTTGTAGATGTTACTGTAACTGTAGCAGGGAAAACATCTTCGCCATAGTCATTACGACCATACAAGCCATAACCATAGTTAAAACTACTTGATGTTATAGTTGCCATAATTACCTTCTCTGTAACTACCTAAAGTCATTTGCTAATGTCTTTTTAGTTAAGCGTTATATCTAAATCACCTGCTGGTACACGAAATACATCACCTGCTGCAATTGCTTTACTAGCAGTTAATGTTGCATAACACATCAAATTACCTGATGTGGATGCATCATAGACACCTACATGCGTTACAGTACCAAAACCTGAACCAGTTGCTGTTGCATATTCAACTGCACTTGTATTACTGGTTGTAGCACCTGAAGTAGTAAATGCTACTGCTACTCGTGCATAGGCTGTACCTGATGTAGATACTTCTGTTACTGAACCTGCTTCACCATCTGAGATAGCAGTAAATAATGCTAGATAGTGTGTGCCGGGTGCTGAATAAGCCGCCCCACCAAATGCATGGTCTAGTAGTTCTGTTTCTAAAAAATTAGTAAAACTCATTATCCTAATCCTCTTATTTTAAGTCTCAACCCTGAACCACTTGAACGAGCTAGTTCAGAAGTCTCATTTAATCTAGCTACCGAAGCACCATACATCTGTGCCCAGACAGCTACTCTTTCGTCTTCTGCTAGGTACGGTGCTGAATGTAATAACGCTCCATAGAGGTATACATCAGGTGCTTCTAGTAAAAGCCAGTTATCTGCGTTGCTACCACTCAATGCTGTTGTCTTTTGGTAGTAGAGCAACTCCAAATTCGTTTCTGCTGATGGTGTTGGATATAACTGAATCTGTCCATCAGCGTGTGTGTAATATAAAGGTGTTCCTGACGCATCCAACGCCTTTTGTCGTTTGTCTGCCATCGCATCTCTGGATATTAGATTGACTACAGTTGTAGTGTTATCCGTTATATGCAGTCTTATCGTTTCTAACCAATCGGAAGGTATCTGCATGTATTCGTCTGTTGCGTCTTGTACTCCACTTGAACGAGCTTCCATCTTCCAATGACGTACATCCCTGTTAATTTGAGCCTCTGCTAGTGTGATGAAATCAGGTATGAC